TGCTGTTCAATCGCTTGATTAATAATTATTATAACCACAGCAATGATAAAAGTAAATATTAAAAAACAGATAAACAAAGGAATGCTTATTAGTACCAGTGATATGAGGACTAGCGACAATAGTAAAAGTACTATTGTCGCTAGTCCATTGTCAAATAATGTCTGAATGATTGAATTTTTCATTTTCCAGAATATCCTGCTTTGTACCAACCATCTCCTTTAAGAGAAAAACCGGCAGCAGAAATAATCTTCTTTGACGTCGAACCACAAATACCGCATTTAATTTCTGGAGTTTCTGTTATTTTATGCTTTACTTCTTGAATTGCTTCGCAATTTTCATTCGTGCATTTGTAGTCATAAAGTGCCATTTTTACCTCTTGTTTTTAAGTATACCAGTAATTGATTAATTGGTCAGCCAGCCATTCCTCAAATTCTTTTTTAAGTTCAGGTGTCTTTTCTGGAAGAGTTGTGGTTTTTTGTAATTCTTCCATACGAGTATTTAGCTCGGTGAAAATACCAGTTGCTTCTTCAAAAGTCATTCGATGTTCTTTAATATCCACCAGCATTTCTGCATATACCAGTGGAAATGTTAATTCACCATACTTCAACAAACTGACAGCTTGTCTAACAACCCGAACTGCATGCGATAGAGCCTTCCAATCAACTTCTTCACCTTGGGCTTTTTTAACACGTTCACCATACCGCTGTTTTACTTTATGCATCTCCTGGTTGAGATAGAACACCATAGAGGCCATCGGATACTCACGGTTGTTAACCTTAAGTGCCGGTTGTTCCTGATACGTGTGGTTAGTTCCCTTGATCACAGAATACGAAATAGTTTCATCGTCGATCAGTGTATCCAAGATTACTTTGATATCAGAAAGACGAGTAAATTGTGGACGTTCTACTAAGTTAAGAACCTTGATTAATCGTTCAATTGCATTAAGTCGTTCAGCTTTAACACCGTACATTTGCGATTGATGAATAGCATAACTTACCATTGCTTTCAAATCACGAGTTAAAAAACTTTCAACAAGATCTTTGCAAAACCATTTCAATTCAGTAGTATAGAAATTGGTAATCATTTCGTGCCGATCTGATAGAATAGCAAATACGCATTCAATAGCCCAGGATTGACCGGAAAAAAAGTCTTGAGCTAATCGTTGGAGTGGAGCATATTCTGTTTCAACTTCTCCTGGTTGCATGACTTCACTAGGCTTACCAGGTTTTTCTTTATAGATCTCGGCTTTTTTTCCAAGAACCATATCTTCTAATGATGGAAGATAAATGACTTTGTAATCAAAATCAGAACTTAGGGTATTAGTTCCATATAAATGAGAACCAAATGGAATTTTTACAATAGGTGTCATTTGAAATCCTCAAATCTTTGTTTTAGTTCAAGATACAATTTATAATCTTCTTCTTGATGAGTTAATACCTCAGCATTTCTTTTTTTGATTTCCTTTTCAGTTTCTTCTCGATATCCATATACTTCTAGAAACGTATCATTATTTTTATCAAAATCAAAAGTAATATTAACATATTTTTCTTGATATTTTTCTTGTAAATCTAACAATACCTTAGCCGCCTCTACGAGAGTGCCAAAGTAGAAAATATCATTAAGATAAATATCTCTAATATAAGTTTTGACTAAATTTGTAGTAACATCTGTTTCTGATTTCATAATTCAATTTCCTCTAAAAGTTCTGACATCGGTCTGGTTAAATCGATTTTGTTTTTGTTAAGTGCTAAGTTAGCACAAATAATCGCCATTTCTTTTGGGCCGATTGTTTCAGTCCATTGGACGAAATGACCAAGCGAACTTAACCACAACAGCCAACGATATTCAGTATGACCTTTGAGAGTATCGTTTTTAACATGGGTAGTATGATGAATTACTTCACTTTTCTTGAAGACACCTTCTTCAGCGACTTCACCTTCCTCATTATTCGGAAGTGGCATCCAATCACCTTTTCTGAAATATTTGAATGTACCGGCCTGAGTTTCGATTTCGAAGCCCATTAAAAGCGCTTTAAGAACTGTAGCAGTATTGACAGGATTTACTTCTTTATGTTCACTGTACATGATAATCACCTATTCAACAAGTGGTAAAATTTCAGCCGTGTAAATTAAGCGGTCTTTAGCGGCTTCATTATCACAATCCCAAACCATATGAGACGAAGTTTTTACAACAAGGTCATCAGCAAACTGTTTACTTAATTCACAAAAAACTTCATACTGTTCAATTCGATCTTTATATGAAGTAAAGAATGGAAGTTCAGCTTCAATTACGTTTTCATGAACAGTTACTACTGCTTCAGGTAATTCAGCTGCCATTACTTTTAGTATTGCTTGTTGAATGTTCATCTTATTTTCTCCAATTCATCTTGTTAAACTATGATTATATTCTATCATAGTAATCTGAAAAGTAAACTGTTATTTCACTCTCAAACTGTTATCTGTTTCACAAAATCTCAGCTTCTAATAAGTGAAGTTGCAAAACAATTACCATCGCATATGAAATACTATGGCTTTTCTTGAAGGAAAAGCCATTATCATCTTTCATATATAATAATACATGACACGCTTCTCTTTCTGCTATGTAGAAAGGCAGAAGTTCCTGCTTTCCTGGACGAATAAGGGCTAATACATCTGCTACTTCTTCAATAGATCTTGGTCTTAATTTTTTTAAAAGATCAGCATGTTTGCCAACTTGAAATAGTTTTTCTACATTTCGTTCATCTAGCAATAAATCCCAATTTGGTTCTATCTTTAAAAGTTCTTCAATTTCTTCTCGTGATTGAAAGTGTTGATATGTAGTAAGATGTAAAAAGTCTAACTTGAAATAGCCAAGTTCTTCAGCATTTTCGAATGGAATAGCAGATAATCCAGTTACTAGATCTTTAGCAATAGCCTGTGGAAATACACCACAGGGATGAGGACCAAGTTTTTCGTTTTTGACTATACTCGCTTTAATCCAATTTGGAAATAACTTTAAAGGATCTAGATTTGGTGGAGTATCTATGTCTACATCGAAACTCATAAGCCTGCAGAACTAGAAAGATGTTGTAGTTCCTCTACAAGTTCTGGATTTTGACTAAATCTTTCACCCCAAACAGCAGCATTGATAACACTTTCTATTAGTTTATATTCATCTATCTCAAGAGATTGTAAAAATTTAATTCCTATAGAAGAAGTAAATAGGAACCAAGGAGAAAGCTTTTTCAATCTAAAAGCTTCAAGAACGACTTGAAAACCGAGAACAAATAATACTTCATTTAATTGACAGCCTTCTCGTTCAGCATGTTTTGCTAAGTATTCTATACTATCTGCTACTTGAAGATATGGATCATGTGTTTGATCGTAGAACTGTAAATATAGAGAATAGACATTATTACGACACCATAGAATTGGAGTAATATCAGATGCGTTTTTGACAATGAGAGTAATAAAGTTTTCAGCATCAATATTGAGTAGTTTACAATATTCTGTAAACTTAATAAAACTGCTATACTGTTTTGATGTCATAAATGTATCAATTGGAGGAACAGTATGGCGTTGAAGTTTCATCCAAGTTGAATAATTTGCATACGCGGCTTGTCCAATAGGAGATTGGATTTGCTCTAATCGACGTTTGCCATTACAGATATGCTTCATGAAGCTTTTTTCATGAACGAATGTCTTTCTACAATAGTCACACTTCCATCCAATAACAGATGAAGCACTTGTTCTTCTATTAGAAGCTCTTGACTTAAGACTACTTGGGTCCATATTTAGTTGCATAATTTTAAAAAGGAGATTTTACTTCTCTATTAAATTGAACAGGATAAGATGAATACCAATATCTTTCTCCATCATCTAAAAATTCTTTAATGAATGAATTAACAACCATATCTGTTAATATTGGCAAATCAACTACGCCTTTGATGATTTCATGATAGTTACCACCAGTATGTATCTTAACACATTTTTGGAAAATAGGTAAATCTTTTTCATCTTTTAACCGTTCAATTTCTTGAAGTTCTTCATACATTAATTCTGTAGTTTGTTTAAGAAAATCTTGATTATTTTTGTTAACAATTTCGATTGCTAATTTTTTATAAGCTCGTTCACGTTCAAAGTTGGCAGTACTCAAACATAACATATAAACAATTGGTCTTCTTTTTGAGAGAAAGTAACAATATAACCATTGACTGTCTTCAGTTTTGGTTTCAATGCTGAACAAATTATTACTTAGTTCAGCTTCAAATGATTTAATATATTGCTCTCTAAATCTACTCATTTCAATTCCTTCTTTAACTTTTTAAGTTCTTCATTTTGCCAACCAAGATCTTCTGCCATTTCGTAAATGTCTTCTACATTTAGCAAGGAAATTGTTAATTTAGCTTCTCTAGTTGAATAGTCATAAAATTCCTTTACGACTTCTAATGCTAAATTTGAACCTTTCTTTCCACTTTTAGAATCTGCTATCCATTGGAATCGTTGACGTTTTTCATTGCCACAACAAGCTAAAAGCTTACAAATTAATTCAGTATGGTTAGGGCCAATTTGAAACAATAGAGAATTAACAAGTTCATTTACATAAACAGTCTGAACTGGATCAGAAGATCCTGACATCCATCTTGCAATAATAAAACTAGAAAAACCTTTACGTTCTTCTTCAGATAACTTCCCCCATACGTGCAAATCGCGCTGATTTAATTTATCGAGAACTGAAAAAATGTCAAGCTTATAAGAAGGAGCTTTCTTTTCAACGGCCATGGCTATAAATTGCTCAAATTGATAAACATTGATGCTAAATTTATATCGACATGAGCAAAAGAAGCATGTCGATATAAATGATCAGCAATTACAACAATTGCTTTTTCTTGAGCTTCTTGACTTTTGAATTTATTAGCACGATGGATATTTTGGTAAATCCATTTATACAAATCATCATATTCCTCGCGGTTCGCGCTTTCACATACTAATTTACGAGCTGCAGAAAAATTGTCAGATTCGATATAATCTAACAATTGTAATCTATAATCAGCTGAATCACCAGAGGAAACACTAGCATTCCAACGTAATGAACCATTACTACAGCTTTGTTGCAGTAATTGAATTGTTTTTCGAATATCAGGATATGCTACAGATACGATTTTTTCTAAAGCTTCTAAACCAATTTCATCAAGTTCGATTTCTTCTTCGGCAAGCATTTCAGCCATTTTAAGGATAACTAGTTCTTGATCTGGAGCTTTAAAATGAAACTCTTGAAATCTCGATTTCATTGATGGCAAAATCTTATTAGCATAATTACAAGTAGCAATAAACCTACAATTTGCTGAATTGTCTTCAACGATATGTCTAAGAATAGCTTGAGAATTTTGCGATAAGAAATCAAATTCTTCAAGACGAACAACTTTAAATTCACCGATAGCCATTGTTTCTGCGAATCGAGAAACATTATCACGGATGTTATCAACACCAGTTTCATCAGAACATTTAACTAACATAACGTCCATTGGATCGACATTAAGCTCATTCATTAATGCTAACGATAATGTTGTTTTTCCAGTACCTTGAACACCAGCAAAAAGCAAATTTGGAATATCGCCTTGTTTAACTTTATTTGTAAAAAACTCTTTCTGTTTTGCATCCTGAAAAATGATATCATCTAAAATTGAAGGTCTATATCGTTCAACCCATAATTTGCTTACTTTCTTTTTACTCATTTTTATATTCTCTCTCTTTTACTATATTTTATATTTTATCATAAAAATTTTTATCTGTACAACTGACTAAATTCTCTTGACATGTCCCCATTTGAACTTGTAACTTCAGAACCTGGTGTATGTCCAATATCTTCTAAAGATGATTTTGTTACGATTGCTTGTTCAGCTACTTCTTTAGCAAGTTCTATTTGTTCTTTAGCAAAAAACGGATACATATTATCTTCTTCAATTACTGGCTCTTCAGTTACTGGCTCTTCAATTATTTGTATTTCTTCAGGAACATCAATATTATTAATTTCTAAATCTTCTTCTAGTCGAGAACTAATATCTGGCGGAAGTGTTTCAATTTTGCTAGATATGTAATCTTGTGCAGGCAATTCAAATATTTCTGTTTTAATTGTTTGCATTTTTTTATTTCTCTTTTCAACGAGATAGTTACCTGATAAAATTAAGGCAATTGCTAATGGATCAAATACGAAAATAATCAATCCAATAATAACTCCCATTGCTTGTTCTGCAGTAGTATGAGTTGCTTCTGCAATATAAGTAATTGGACCAGCATGAGAACTTTTTTCGATGAGTTCAACTTGAGCTAATGGCAATTCCTGATCAAGAGTGACAATTCTATTATTAACTCTACTTAGTTCTTCTTTGAAATTAGCGATTAGTTTTGTTCTGCCTTTAACCATATCAGCCGGCAGATTAGTAATTTGATTATCAATATCTTTCTTTCTGCTCTCTAATTTTTCTTTTTCTTGAACGAGAGCATCAATTTTAACTTGTAATGATTTTGTAGGAAGTAATGCTTTTTGAGATGCTGCAGATAAGTAACCAGCACCACCAGCACTTGTTATGGTCATCAATACTATGGATGCAGCAACCATATAGTACTTTATTTGTTTCGGTAGTTCATTCCATTCTTTATAGAGAATAGAAACACCAACAATTTTGCCAAAGTCAAACGCTATTGCTAGCGCTATGATAAGAGGTTCAATGCCAAATAAAAGACATAAACCTTGAATAGAAACGATCGTCCCGATGCTCTCTAAAAAGAGAGCAGCCAGGAACGTTAATAGAATAAAAAACATAGTAGAAAATCCTCTTTCTTAAGTGAGAGTACGGTCTACTATTTAACAGTTTTAATCAGACCGAAAACAATCGAAGAAAGTATTGCCACAAATTAAATGTCTAATATATTTGCGATAAGTTGAAGAATATTGAACTTCATTGACACACAATAACATTAAAATTTTACTCAAAATTTCGTTACGAGTATAATCATTTGAGATTTTAAGTTGACCACCAAAAAACGGTTTAATATCATTTTGCGCTATTGCGTCGCGAGCCGCAGTTTTAGTGAATTGGTCGTTTGGATTTTTAAAGGCAACAGTCCATGAACAAAATGAAAAATCATCATTAATCTTTTCAAGATCTGTTGCTACAGTAATACACAAACCTTTCAGTTTAGGTTGCCGTTGAATTTCATGATCATTGGGTTGTAAATATTGGTATTTTATCATATGGTATTATTCCTATTTTATTGCTTGAGTTTTCTTATGTTTAAGAGATTTTAACAAAGCTTTACGATAAAGCTTTCGTTCTTGTTCTTTATTGCCACTAAAAATAGCAGCATACATCTTCATGATTAGTTTTTTTACTTTCATTTCCCGCCATAATCCTCCGCTAATAATTTCAAGATTTCAGCCTTAAGTTCATTCTTCGCTTTTTGTGATGTGTAATTATGAAAGTCAAGAAATATCTGAACTTTATATAACGTTAGAGCCATTAATGGATGGGCAACACAATCGTGAATTAGGGCCCATCCTAAATGTTGTTCAAAGTTTATACACCATTTGTTAGGGTCCAATTTCATTATGACCGTGCTCTTGATTTAACTTCATCCCATGATTGACGATTAGTTCTATATCCATCTTCGAACCATTTTTTCCAGCCCGGTTGATCTTCCCACATAATAAAATCACTACCATATTCATGTAGATTATCAAAGATTTCTAATTTACCATCAACTTCTTTACAACGAGCCAAACCAGTCAAAGATTTTTTACCACTGTCTGTTTTTGGATCTTTTAACAAACTTTGCCAGTGCCCGTTTTGCAATAAATTAGCAATTGCTTTAACTGAAAAGCTGAAGTCATCACGACGACCATCGTGAGTAACACCAGAACCCATACCCATACAGAAATTATCTAATGAAAAACCTGCATCAATCCAACCCATGACAACACTTTCGAATGTATCAATTGTAATGCCATCGCCTTGGATAACACCAACTGACGGATGCAATACTTCGCGACCTTCTGCATTGACAGTTGATCCAAACTTTTCAGCCAGGATACGACCAATCTCGCCGGGCTTAGTTGTTGGATCACCGCTATCTGGTCTACATACTAAACGACCACCTGAATTGATAACTCGATCTTTTAGTTTTTCACCAATGTATTCACGAACAAAGCGTACATCGTCAAAAGTATCAATTACACCTGATACAAATGGAATGCCAATACCTTGTTCTTTTGTACGCTTAACAGCGGCTTCCAGTCTTTCAACAATCATTACCGCTGCACTATAATCGTCTTTGTTGGCACAATCAGAATTAGATGTCATTGTGTAGTGTTCTGATGCATCAATTGATGAAGTCGTTGGTTTACCAGTACCATATAGTTTTTTGACATAACGATTTACTTGTAAGCAATCCGAACCATCGAATAACATAGCATGAGCAATACCGGCGAGTACAGCAGCTTCTGGAGCATCAGCACCACGATCGCCAAAATTATTGAGCATATAACTGATATCAGAAACAGTACCAGTTTCTTTAGCATAGTGATCAAGAGTTGTTCTAATCTTACGACAGATAGAAGCGACAGTAGTCATTTTCCAAAGAATGCATTGGATAAATGTTTCCACATCACCGCACAACCAAGCAAAACCGGGGCGAGTGTTTATCCAACCCATCATTGGAGTTTGAACTGGTATAATTCTACCTTCTTCAACTCCCATAATTCTTAATGGCAGCTTACCATTATCTTCACGAGCAATTCGTTCCCAACCTTTCCGATTGAATTCGTAGCCCTGTTCATTGATTTCAATTTCGGCTTCATCAATCATTTCTTCAGTAATTCGAACTGAAGCCAGATATGATGCGACCATAGATTGACCGGTTGCGACAATTTCAGTTGCAAAAGATGCCATTTTTCTAGGTACTGCAACTGTATACGTATAATCTACATTATACGGAATTTGATTATGATGACAAGTTTTGTAACCATCAGCCATCAAAATAAAGTTCTGTTTTAATAAATGTTCGATCATGAGGAATCCCCTTATGTTTTAAGTTAAAAGATCCAGGTCTATCCCAAATCTTGATAAATTATACAATGCTTTTTCAATCTTGTACATTCTTTTTATTTGCTAAGTAAATCATAGCCGTCATCTAAATATTTCTTTTTCCAATAAGATTCTCGTTTAGCTTTTACTAATTGAGAATCTTCCCATTCTAAAAATTGTGTAACCATCCAGATTTTTTTATCTGGATTTCCTTGAAGACATTGAATAAGCATTCTAGTAAATGGACATCTATCAGGATATCCATTTCTAAATTGCTGTTTATACAAATTTATTCTGCTTTGAATTGATTTACATCTGCCAACTTTTTTTCCTGTTGATTTTCCTAATGGATCGTCAGGATTATCTAAGAGATGTAAACAATACACATATTGTTTATTTGGATTTGAAATGATAGCACCTCGTGGGGTTTTATGATTTTCAAATCCAATGCATTTTGTTGTAATTTGATGAATTAATGATTTACATTCAAATAATTCGGTTCGTTTTAAGAGTTCATTTATTGTTGGAAGTTTTTGTAATTTCAATTATTTGTCCATCAAGATGTTTATGTTTCTCATACCAAACATCCGCGTTTATTTCTTTTTGTATTCGTTCTCTAGCATCATCCTCATTTTGGTACTCCCAAATAGTAATCCAGAATAGAAACTGTTTATACTGTACAAAGTACAAAATAGTTCCACATGGTTTTACTTTAATTTTAATTCTATAAGTTATCATCTTTTTATTCCTCATCTTCTAAAAATGTTGTTAATATTTTGTTCTAAAGTGTTCTTTAAAATCTGTTACCATAAATCATTCGTTAAAAATATTACACTAACAATTACAATTATATTAGTAACAGCGAATACCATTCGACCTTGTGGTCCATAATGGTCTCTAACCATTTGTGGCCAATATAATTCAAAATCTCGTCTTAATCTATCCCATTCATATTGAGATACAAAAAACATAGTAACAAACCCAAAAGTAAATATCATCATTCCTGTTTCTAACAAAAATAAAGAAATCATTATTTTTGTAAATCCAAATAATAATGTAACTAATTCTGGATTCATAAATGTTTCCTGTGTTCTATAAAGTTTTCTAAGTAAATTAAAAGTCTATCAAAACTTTCAATCATTTTGATATCATACCTATCACAAATCATTTCAATATTACCCTTCCTCCAAAATCCATCTGGACAACAAACTACTGTTTGTTGTCCTAGTCCGGCAACAAGTCCAATTTCCATTAGTGTAATTGGCGATTTAGTATTAGGATCAATATAAAAAACAACTAAATCACTCTGAGATATACCAGACAATTCCCAATTAACTTGATTCCGGAAGTTCTTATCTTCACATGTCTGTTTAATATTGACATCCCAGTCATCTCTTCTTGGGTTCAAGAAAGTAACATTCTTATTTTCAAATGTTCTAACAACTCTTTCTTGCCATCTTTCAGCAGTATCCATTTCAATTGATCCACCTAAGAAAATCATTGGACCATGTATTTTATTAAATTCGGACGGTGGTAAAGCTTGCAATGGTTGTAAATGTAACATTTATTTTCATCCTTTTAACATAGGAGCATGGACTTTTTCATATTTCATTCCACAAGAAGGAATGGCATTAGGATTATTCTGTACCCAGTTTTGATAATGCGGAAGTTGGCCACATCCACCGCCAATCGTATCTTGTCCGGCTGGATCAAATACTCGAACATTATAGCCAGCTTCTACAAGTAGTGAAGCAAAACCTGTTGCAAGATTACGTTGTCTATCATTCGATTTATTGAAACCTTGTTCTCTTTCACAGATAACGGAAACTGTTGCTTCCCAGATTTTAACATCAAATAAAGAAAGTAATCTATCAACATCAGCATCAGATGCATTCTTTTCATGCGCGCAATAATTAAAGAATGGTTTTCTACCTGTAGCATTATACCACAATTCTCCTAACTTTATAAAATTATATAATTCAGGTTTAATGATTTTCCTATCGACTAAAATGTCAATATTTTTTTTTATACAAATATCAAATTCTAGCAATGGTATAAATATATTAGGATAAAATGCAGTATTATTCATTCGGTTTATATGTTATAATTAATAAATTTCATTTCTAAAAAATATTCAATGCTACAAACATATCATTTCACTTATAAAGTAACTAATACAAAAAATGATGAATATTATTTCGGAATGCATTCTACACAAAATTTAAATGATGGGTATTTAGGTAGTGGGAATAGGATAAAACGTTCAATTAAAAAACATGGAAAAGAATTTTTTAATTTAGAAATTTTGTCTTTTTTTGAGACCCGTAAACTACTTATTGAAGCCGAGAAAAAATTAATAATTCTGGAAATTTTAAATGATCCTTTGTGCTTAAATTTAACTTTAGGTGGCCAAGGTGGAAATACCCATGAATGGTCAAAAGAATCACGAGAAAAAAGTTCTAAAAAATTAAAAAATCGTATTAATAATTGGGGCAATAAAGTTTCAAAAGCTCTTAAAGGTAAAAAACCTCCAGTAGATAGAGTTTTAAGAGCTGCAAATTCTAGAAGAGGAGAAAGAAACGGTTCTTGGAAAAATATAAATTTAACACATTTAGAAATTTTAAAAAAAGAAGGTTTTACTATTGATAAAATAGCTGAAAAAATGGATATCAGTCGTTCTACAGTAAAAAGAAAACTTAAATTAATAAACATTTAAAATTATCTCCCTTGACAAGCTTTAACGGACCAACGAATAATTTCGATGTGATCCTCGAATAGAAATTCCTCCATATCTAGAGCATCATTGATAGGAAACCATTTAGCTTTTGCAGCATCATCAGAACCTTTTACTTTTGGTAATTCACCAGCAGGTAATTGAAATGCGAAAGCATGTGTAATAGTTCTACCTCTTAAAGATCGACCTGGATGATCAAATACTTGTTTATCAATCATAGAACCAGCAAGCACTGCAGTTGGTATTTTAAGTTTAGTTTCTTCTCTTAGTTCTCGTAAAACAGCAACAGTAAGATATTCATCTTGATTAACAAAGCCACCTGGTAGAGCCCATAGACCTTTGCCAGGAGCTGATCGACGTTGCACTAAAAGAATATGACCTGCCTGAATAACAGCAGCATCCACTGTAACATATGTTGGTGGATATGGAGCTTTTAGAGCTTCTTTTTTGTAAGCTTCGATGAATCGATATTCTTCGCAAAGCAAATGGTATTCTTTGCATTCAGCCCATTTTCGCAGATATTCTTCTAATTTAATGTCAAGAAGTGGTTTATCATGCCAGTGAAACAATTTACCAGAAAAGTATTCATTACGAACTGTAGTAGCATTGACATCTTCAATGTGATCCATTTCGATTAGTTTCCATTGTGGAAACATATCCAAGTAGTAACTCGTAGAATCTTTTTTGCAACCAATGATGCCAATTCTTCGTTTATCAATATAACCGAGGACTTCTTTCTTTACGATAGATTGTACTTGTTGTACCCATTCTTGGTCATTATAACGATAATCATGGAGACCTCTACACATAACTCTTGCAGTTGCAGCAGGTGGTAATTGGTTGAGCAGCATGGCTGCTCGTTCCATCCAATTCCAAGGATTTTTAATTGTACGAGGTTGAAAGCTAGAACCAAATAGAACTAGAACTCTTTCAGAAAGTTCAAGTGCTTTTTTGACATTAGCTACATGAGCATTTGTTGGTGGTTGCATACGGCCGATATAAACGACCAAATCATATGGTTTTTTAGTTGTCATAAGGAATCCCCTTAGGTTAGTGATTTACGAAGTTGTCTATCAACTTCATTGGTATTTATCAATTTCGTGAAGCTATAATAACATATTAAGCTTCACGAGTACATCAAAAATTATTCAAACATACCAGCTTTTATGAATAATGCTACTGGAATTGGATCTGTATCTGACGATACTTTAGATCTATCTTGTTGAATGATATGTTTTTGTGTTACCCGATCCATGAGTTTAGTTGGATCTAAGAAGAACCTAGCTTCAGCAGGTTGAAAGCTAGGTTCTTCATAGTCAATATCTGTTAATGAACTAGAAACGGTAGGTTGCTGATTCGTCATTTGATACCGCCATAATGAAGTTTTCTTCAGACATCCAGAAACGATCACTATCGAAGTTTATTCCAGGTGACCATTTGCCTGGTTCTACTAGAATATATTTGTGTGATTTTATTTCTTCATTTACGTCTGGTCCATGTGCAATCACTTCACCCCATTTAGGAGAATGAATTTCCTGATAGCCATGAACGTCAGTAATCAAAAAACCATTCTTCGTTTTTGGCATAAATCCAGTAGAAGTAACGTTTTCTGTGAACTTGAAATAAATTTTATCCGTAAGCGGAGTGATAGTATAATTTGCAGTTTTGTATTGCATATGTTTTATCTCTTATATGAGTATTTTATTTAGCTTTTTTAGTTGATACTTCAACGACTGGTTCTTCAACTGGCTCTTCTTCAACAACAAAATCGGCAGCCATTGACATAGCAGAAATATCTTTCAGCCCAGTTGGAATTTCTGAAGCAGAAACAGTTTTTGGTTTTACACCATCTTTCGTATCAATGAATCGTCGGCGTTCTTCGGTACCAACTTGAACGGGTGTAGCAGCAAGTTGCTGCTTAATTTGAAGTATATCGAAATCGACGATTTCTCCTCTTGCTGAACGTGCAGTAATTGGCATGTGGCTTTCTCCTTATAGTTTTCTGTTATTTGATAAATAGAGTGATCTTTCTATTTATTGTATCGAATTATAAAAGTTTGCTATCTTTTCTAGTTCTTCTTTAGTAGCATTATTTTTTAGTCGGTTAGCTTTCCAGCTTACAACAATAATGTTATCTATCTCATATGGTTTTGAACTGTCTATTCTATCAAAGCTGTAACTATTATCTTGAGCTTCTATTCTGTTAAAAGAAAGAGGAATTCCAAGAATAGGACATGTTATCGGGAATGAAAGGTGATTAAGTTCAGGAATAGTTAGTTTGAATTCAATATTACGTCGTTTTGCTGAGGCTTTTAGACGATTGTAAATCGATTTTATTTCTGGAGGCCGTGTCATAATACATCATCGAGATTGATAATGATGTATTTATAAAGCCGCTATTCATGAAAAAATTCACTATAATGAATATTATATTTCAGCGGATCTACACAATGCAAGCCTAATAAGAACAACAAATAACTTGCGCAACTTGAACCCCTACCTACTCCCCAAACTATATTATTTTTCTTAAATGTATCTACAACAAAGATAATAGTTCTTAAACCCATTTCGAATTTAAATTTTATTACTTGTTCTAATTCGATTCCAACGCGTTCATATGCTGCTGAAGTCGCATTTTTCTTATAAAGTAATTGAGCAAAATATTCAATAACATTTAATTGTTGATATTCTTCAGGAATTAGCCAAGTATAGTCCAAATCAATAGAATCTGATTCACTGAACACTTTCAGTTCAACATCCGAACGCAAATTGAATTGACCTATATCCTCATTTATTTCAGTTACCTGAATACACTCAGGTGAAAGTCCTGCTAAAAATAAATCAATAACAGATTCTGGTTCTACAACAGAAATACCATTTGCTAATAGTAATCTATCTTCAAGAACTGTGACTAAAGCTGGATGCATTCAATTCCACATTCTGCTAAAAGTTCAAGACCTTCTGGTTCTCTATCATACTTTTCAAGATAAAAAACAGTTTTAATGCCAGAGGTAATTATAGCTTTTGCACATGAAAGACACGGAGTATGTGAAACTGCCATTTCGCAACCGTCGATCGCAATACCAAGTTTTGCTGCAGTTGCAATAGCTGAAATTTCAGCATGACCTTCATTTCGTAATGAAAATTTACGATGGGTTTCAACAGCAATTTCAGATCCGGATTTCATTAGAAATTGTTCTGCTACATCAAAAACTTCATTACAATGAGGTTGACCAGGCATACTACCATTATATCCGCTACAAAGTATTCTTCCTTTACTGACAATAATAGCACCAACTTGAACCCTTGAACAAGTACTTAGTTTAGTTGTTGCTATTAAAACGTCTTTATAGTATTGATGATATTTGTTACTCATTTTTATTCCTCAATTTTTAAGCCTTTAGATGATACTGAAATATGTTTGTTGTTTTCAGATATCCATTTAATTGCGGCTGATAAAGTAAACCAAGTTCCATCTTCACAAAGTTTATCCATTCTTGAAATCAGTTTTTCTGAACCAGTGCTAAAATGAAATTCTTGACGAGAATGAGTTTTTATTGAAATTTTTGTAATCTCACCAGCTCCAAATTTATTATCAACTACTTCTTGACGAATGCTTACGATTTTACCTTTTACTGAAGCTGTTTCTCCAACTCTGTATTCTTTATAAAGGGATTTTTCTACATCTTGTAGACATTGTTGTTTATAGCTTCTTAAAACTGCATTCACTTGGTTTTCTGACAATTTTCCAAATACTTTCCATTGCGATTTAATGCTTGTGATAAATGAACCAGTTCCTTCGTTAAGAGCATCAATGAAATCTTCACGATCTGAATCTGAAAGAAATGCTATGCTTTCGATTCTTTTTTCTTCACGACCTTTTTCTAAAAGAACAAGAGCTTCAGCTTTTTTTCTCAATTGTTCAGCATAACGGGCAACGACTGTCATTAAACGTTTTTCAAAAACTTTATGCTTTGCAGCCATTAAAGCTTCAACACTTTCAACTGAAGGAAGATTTAAACCTGTATGACATTTACCTTTACAAGCTGTACAGGTACGATTCATTTTTCTACCAGTTCCACAGCAACGTTTGCATACTAGAACTTTAGCAACTGAACAGTATGTCATAAAGCAAGCATTTACTGATAGTTCATCAAAATCTTCAGGTTGAAGAAGTTGACTTGCTAATAGTACAGCTAAATCTTTTAAAGTTGCAAAATATTCATCGTTTAACATGACTACTATCTCCTCAATTCATAAAATATTATACTCTACTTTATCAGCAAAAGTAAACTGTTATTTTTGATAACTAGTTATCATTCCTCTAAAGTAACTTATTTGTTTCAATAGATTTAACTTTCAAGTTGACCAAAATTAATACCTTTTTAATAAATACGTTTGTATTCATATTCTTATATCAACCTTTATCAAACCTTTACAATAAAACTATGATTAGAAAAACGGGATCACAGAATCAAAAGGCCGATCAAATTTTAATAGATTGGGATGGTATTGAGCGAAGATTGCAAGAACGTCGCAATGCAGAATTATTAGAACTTGATCAACATCAAAACAATGAAAAGCAGAGTTTTATCAGTCGTTATGGTTCAATTCTAGCAACTGTAATTTCAATACTTGCTACTGTAATTACATTTGGAGCTTCTTTATACAATAGAGTTTCAAATTTAGAAGTTAAACAGAATACAGCAGTAGAGAAAATAGAAGAAGTAAAACGAGATATGACTGATATTAAAAACGTTTTGAAGGAACAAGATAAATCACAGAAATCGCTAGATGGACATATTTCAAGCATTGAAGAAACAATGATGCAACTTTACAGGAAAAAATAAGTTAATATTGCCATTTCATGGATAGAATAATATATTTCATATTTTGTGCCTTGCTTTTTTTTAGCAATTCTATACGTGCGACAGAACCTGTCGTAATTGCTGAAGCGTCACTGCCAGAAACTAAATTGCAACGTTCTGATTTAGTTTATATTTTTACTAGACAGCGAATGTTTTGGGCAGATGGACATAAAATTAAAGTATTTGTGAAACCATCAAATTCAATTGAAAATAAATTATTTGCTATTAATGTTTTGAATTTGTCTCCTTATAAGTATAGATCTTTATTAGATTCGGTGATTTACGCAGGATTAAATACTCCAGCAGATGAAGTTTCATCTGATGAAGAAATGTTGCTTAAGATTTCTTCAACTCCATATTCAATTGGCTATTTGAATTACCATACTGTTATTTCAAATGCATATGCTCCAGACATTATGATAATTCATCATGAATAAGCTAATTTTCTTAATTTTGTTTTTTCTATTAGCATTTAAAGTAGAAGCATATACTTTTACAAATGGTGATCTCAAATTAGATGCTAATGGATATATTGGCTATAAGTTTATTGGAGCAACTGTAAAACATTCTGTTTTGCCATCTGAACCAGAACTTGGTTTAGCACTATCTGCTCAATATGGAAATCATCTTTCATTTTATACACAATTTGCATATGATGATCAAATTGATAGAGCTCTTGTTTACAGTTTTGCAGCATATGATATTCAATTCGAAAATGAAATAAATTTAACATTGAAAGCTGGAAAACTTAGACATCCTTATGGTTTGTATAATGCAGCTCGTATTAATCCAAGAACAAGACCCGGAATAATTGTTCCGCAAGCAATTTATTGGGATTCACTTAATCACCTATTAACATCGGGTGTTGGTGCCGGTTTTGATGTTAAATGGAGAAATGTTGAATTAGGTTATGAAATGGATAATCCAGGTACTGGCAATCCAAAAGATGAAGCTTTAGTTTGGTCTGGTGGATTATTAAAAGAAACAAATACCTCATTTGGATCTCACCAATCAGCTTATGTAAAGTATAATTTTTCTAGTATTCCTGCAACATTTAAATCTTCTTGGATGAGAATTAACTTAGGAAACAAAACTGCTCCAATAGCAAGTTATTTGTTTCCTCAAATTACTAACAAAGATAATATAGCAAATATGTTTATAAATTCTGTAGAATTTAATCCATTTGATAAATTTACTTTTACTGGTGAATCACTATTTGTAAAAACTCCAATTAACTTCAATAATGATTTTACAAAATGGTCTAATGGCTATTCGTTTACGGGCAAATATGAATTGACTGACAAAATCAATGTTTACGCAAACTATAACTATTATCAATCACAACATATTCCATTTACTCCTGAACAAAAATGGCAATATCAAAATACTACTGATGTCAGCATTGGAATAAATTATCACGAAAATAAATGGCAGGTTGGAGCAGAAATCCACAAAATTCAAGGTGGAAGATGGGCAAATCCTAATGACTATTTTAGCGATCCAAATAGCTTCAAGAATTGGTACATGGTTGGGGTTAACTTCGCGTACTTTTTTTAATCTTTAAAATTTGTTGCAAGCATTTTAACTAAATTAGCTATTTCTTCCATATATTCGTTTTTAACGGTTCTTAAAATATCATTTGTATCTAATTCAAAAACAGTAAACATCTGATCTTGACTAGCTAAATTACAAACTCGACTAATAACATCATAAATGGTTGGAGAAATATTATTTATTTTAGAACAAGTTTCTACCTCATTCAATGCATCTAAAATTAATTCATGCACAATAATATCATTAACGACATAAGTTTGTGCTATTTGTTTTGGAGTTAAAAACTTGCTCATATATTTTTCTATAAATGTTTATTATATTTATAGCTAATTAAGAAGTTTGCTTTCATAAAGAATAGATTGAAAATATCTCTCAACCTATTCTCTATTTGCTGAGATTTGGTTAGCGGAGAATACTATTCCAACCGTGTTCAAGAGTATCATACTTATGAATGAATTCGTTGACTTTTGCCGGAGCTTGTTCAACTGAATGGAGGGATGAAAGCAGAATAATTTCTAATCGTGAAACATCTACTTTCAATTGTCTGATTTTTACACTGTCATCGTCTTTGGTATTTTTTACTCGGTTTTTAAAATCTCCAAGCATTTTAGCAGCACCTTGTGTTGAATGACAAATATAAACATATTTGTCAGCTTCACTAAGAGTACGACCTTTTTGTTTAATGCCGAAAACTTGACATCTACCTGTTACTTTACTCATTTCATTCTCCTCGTTGGTTTAAACTATGATTATATTTTATACCTTTTTTAGCAAATGTAAACTGTTATTTCTGTTAACTAGGTATCAGTATATGAGCTGAACTTGCATTTATATGCAATATTCCTAATGATAACTTATCTTCTCCATAAGACTTAACCATTCTCGAAACAAATCCAGAAATCAAACATAGATCATAAGCAGCAAAAGTTGAAAGCTCCCATGATCTAAAATTTACAACTACATGTAATTTTCTATCTCTAATCAGAAATTGAATTGAAGTCAAACATGTTGGAGTTGAATTATAATTTGAACCGAAATAAACGATTGCTCTACGAGTATTTGAATCTCGTAACAATTCATCTAAACAAGCATAAAAGCTTTTATGCCAATAGTAAGTGTATCCATTATATCGTTCTGTTCTATGATTGAACAAAACAGCTTGTTGTTCTTTGATTTGATCTTCAGTCCATTCAGTCAATTTCAGCACTTCTAGCGCAATTTGAGTATTAAAGTTAATAGTCTCTTTATACTCTTTCTCGTCAATCACTATAGAACGATATAGTTCTAAATGGAACTGTCTAATTAAGCCTTTAGTAATAGCTGATTCTTGCATAATGTATATCTCCAACTTCTCGGTATTTTGCCATTCTCAAATTCGATGCTCTAATTCTACCAACTTTTGACATTGATACGTGACGAGAACCAATTTCAAATTTAGAATTCTGTAAATAACCAAAATACCCATTTGATCTATTCTTTCCGCCAGAACATCGTAAGCTTAAATATGAATTCATCTGTTAAATCGTTTTGAAGTAGAAATTGTTTTCTTAAATTGTAGAATTGATTTAAAACTTTGCCATCCCATAAGAACTTTAAGAAAATCTCTATTTGCCCAATCAGATAACTTAGGTTGAGTCCATCTTAACCTCTGAATATGTCTAAGTACACTGTTTCTTTTATGCTGTCCACGATAAATCGCTTGATGCTTTGAACGAAATTGAACATAGCACCATTTATAACTATCATCTTGATCAAATCGAGATTGCCAAACCATTTTTACTGATTTTCGTTGTTTGTTCATTTTAATTTTTCGATACTTAAAATCGCATAAGCTGGGATATTTGCAAGAGTATACATTCCATTAGCATAATTTGGATCTCTAAAAAATCTAACATTTTCAGGTAACTTATCTGTCGAAATAATTAAAAGCTTTGACATACCTGAAAGTTTTAGTTGAGGAGCTAATCCGCTAATTAAAAATCCCTTATTGACACCAAAATAAATTCGTTCTGGATGTGTTGATATTTTATTTTTAGATTTCGGAACTAAACCAATTTTTCTAATTTTACTTATATTAAAATCAGAAGTCACATGATATAATTCTTCAGGCCAAAATTTTCTATCTAATTCTAAATCATATTTAGCTTCAATTTTCAATAATACTTGAGAAGCTTCTTTTAATTTCTTGACATTATTTTTAATAGAGTTAAGATCAACTTCATTAGAAGAACTCAAAGATTCTGTTTTTTGCTTCTTATAATAAACTACAGAAATAAACCAACCAAGAGTATTAATAAGCTTTAACAGATTTTCAAAATCATCAAATGGCAATGAAATAACTATTGTAAAATCATTAGGTTCAATACCATTTTCTGGTAAATCTTTATTGAACTTAAATTCAGACCATTTAGCTTTTAGACTTGAAATAGTAGTTGAAATTGAATATGTTTTTATTAGCCCTTCATAAACAAGATTTTGATTAAATCTTTCTTGGAAAGCCAATTGGTAATTTTGAGAAACTCCAGAAGTTAAAGAAGAAATAGGTTGTTTAATAAATTCTGAAAACTTCATGCTAAAAGTCTCATTTCGCAGTTTTTCTTCATTTCTTAATTGTTCAATTCTTAGCTTTTTATCTGCATTCATTTTTTATAAAGAGAACTACTTGAAGAATCATCTAACGTCCACATTGCTCCGGTAAGAGGATCAACAAGCAAACCTCCAATAAATCCACCTAAAAGCAGATTTCCGAAGTACCAAATGTTAAGTGAACTATGAACTGTTGAAATACCTTCGCGATATCCAGGAAGTTCGTACGAAACGAGATAATTTTCGCCAATAAAATAAGTGCTACCAGTTTTCAATGTCACTAAAGATGGAGTTGTTCCCTGACTAACTACTTTTCCATGCTTATTCGTTACAGTGTACTGTGCTTTTGACGGAGTACTATCAATAACAACTTCTTTAGTTGAACCACTAATGACAGATGCACAACCAGACAAAGTCATTAATGCAATTAAGATTAGATATTTCATAATATTTCCCTCGAGTTAAAAGAAATATTTATTATTTTAAGTAAGGTTTTAATTTATCAATAAGAGCTTGAGCTTTTCCACCTTTAATATCATCATGATCACAACATAAAAGAGGTGTTATAATATGATTTGAAAATCTATATAAAAGCAGAACATCGCCAGCTAAATGACATTCTAAAATTTTATTCTTTTGAAAAAATCCACCAGTTAGTGCATGATCTTTACATTTTGATGTTAATTTTTCTTGAGGCCATTGTTTTTTACATCTAAAAAATTCTTGTAAATTATCTCTAACTCCATTTATATGAGCAAATTTATTATATGACTCTTTGAATAATGGACTGAATTCAACTTTAGGATCAGAAACTTGTGCTTCAAATAAAGAAAGAAAATATTTAAAAGTGATCATTCATCTAACCATTTCATTATATCATCTATATCTTGTGATGGTGGTTCTATTGGTTTTAATTTTACGATATTAACTATTAATTGCACAAATTCAGGTGAATATCCGTTTTCATCTATATTAGAATAAAAATTAGGTTTTTTTTTCTTGTAGTTGAGTTT